TCGCCATCGCTGTCGCCATCGCTGTCGCCATCGCTGTCGCCATCGCTGTCGCTGTCGCTGTCGCTACACTCCTCGGTCTCGTCCGTATTATCGGCGGATTTGTCTTTGGGTTTTTCGTCGCTGTCGCTGTTGTCGCTATTACTATCGTCGGTATCATCGTCGGTATCATCGTCGCCTTCGTCGGTATCGTCGTCGCTGTCGCCGTCGTTGGCGTCTGTATCGCCCTTTTCCAGGTTAGGGCGTTCGTAAATAGACGTCATTACGTCGCCGCAGTCCTCATCGTTTCCCCCGCTTGAGACGGTAACCGAAATGGGAACTGGTTCGTCCGTCTTTATACATATAGCATCAATTAAATCACCGTCGCCGTCGCCGTCGCATATCATTATTTTGGGTTTACGGTTTCGCGAAACCCGCATTACACCCGTATCGTCGTCGCTCTCGTCGCAATCGCCGTTCTCAATGAAAAACAGGTCGTTTATATTCTCTTTGAAAAAATCAGAGTTGTATAGATACTCCAAATCGTCCTCAACCGATATCTTATACTTGTCCTGAATACCCAGATACGAACCGTAATACCCTATACAGTTAATACAGCCATAATTATCCAAAAGTATATTACTCAAAAAACAAAAGAAACTGTCCACATACGACGCATTCATTACCGACAGATACTTTTTATAGCAAGTCGTCTTGTCGCTGTGTATGGTCGGCAGAGATTTAAGTATAGGGTCTTTTATGTTATACGTGCCTGTCATGTATCTCAGCGGATCGAGCAGCGGTGCGAATTTAACAAAAGACTCTTTCGCAACGGTTTCCTTGGTGGTCGTGTCGTATAGTTCGGTGAGATTCTTGAACTGGTACTTATGATTAAAAAATACGTTGTTGTAGTTGTTCTCGGTTAAGTTAAAGAACACCGAATACATAGGATTATACCTTTGGATCTTAGACACGTTGAAGCGAGAATAGCAGAGTTCGATGTCAGTCGGGTTGCTCTGGATGACGACCGTTTTTTTTTCTGGGTCGTCCCTCTCTATTTTAGCAAAATCCACGTGCTGGGGAATACTGAACGTTATCATTTTATTCTCGGGAGACTCGGGTTTAGTATCCATATTACTATTATTATAGTTAGAAGTTAGTATAGATTAGATATAATAGATATAATAGATATTTTAAGATATACACTAAATACTTTTATTTTTTTTTGTGAATTAAACTAATCAACCAATTAAACATTAAAGACCACGACCACGACCACGACCACGACGGAATCGCCAGAACGTCTCTCCTTCGTTGATATTGTTTAAATCGGATAAATACTCTCTAAACATAGTCTATATCATAAACAACCAACCTAACCAAAATGACTCTAGAACTGAAAAAATTTGATATGAAATCCATAACCTTCAAAGCCACCGAGGCGAAGGGACCGGTTATAGTGCTGATCGGTCGGCGTGACACGGGTAAATCGTATTTGGTGAGAGACCTCCTCTACCACCACAGAGACGTTCCCATAGGAACGGTTATATCGGGCACGGAAGCGGGAAACGGATTTTACTCCGCTCACATCCCCCGCCTCTTCATCCACGACGAGTATAATAGCGTGTTGATAGAGAACATATTGCGACGACAGCGAATAGCGGTGAAACAGCAGACGAAAGAACTGGAAATGCTGAAAAACGGAGGAAACCCGAAGAACGTCATAGACCCCAGAACGTTTGTTATACTGGACGACTGTCTATACGACCAATCGTGGACTCGCGATAAACTTATGCGGCTGCTTTTCATGAACGGTCGTCACTGGAAAGTTCTCCTGATAATCACGATGCAGTATCCGCTGGGAATCCCGCCCACGCTGCGAACCAATATAGATTACGTGTTTATACTGCGAGAACCGTATCTGACTAACCGAAAGAGGATTTGGGAGAATTATGCGTCCATGTTTCCAACGCTGGAGGCGTTTTGCGCGGTGATGGACCAGACCACCGAGAATTTTGAGTGCTTGGTTATAAACAACAACGCTAAAACAAATAAACTTCAGGAACAGATATTCTGGTATAAAGCCGAAAAACGCCCCGACTTCAAACTGGGGTCGCAGGAATACTGGGACATATCAAAAGATATGGGGTCCGACGACGAAGACGAGGCGTATGACCCCAAAAAGGGGAGAAAGTCAAAAGCCCAGCAAATAACCGTGAAGAAATCCAAGTGGTGATCGGTCATAATAGTTAAAATGTATGTAAAATTGAATTATTGTGTGTATTGGTGTGTTGTATTATATTGTATTATTAAAATCATAATTATAATGACAACAGTTCGCGCATTACCAGAAAATAAAGTTAATCACTATACGCTTCGTGTAGGAGACGGAAAAAACTTTGTAAATAGTAGCGGTCGGTGTATTTGGGCTATACGATCTTCAAATAAATCTTTTTTGGAAAATGTAAAAAAGGGGGATATTTTGTGGTTTATACGGAATAAACAAGTTGAAGATATTAATACAGGGAAGGTTATTGCCGTAGCAAGTTTCAGTTCTAGCAATGATAGAATATCCGGCGAACTCATAAATACATATACTAATGAAGAACTTATGTGGGACGACGTGGGTGGACATTGTGGTAGTGAAATACATTATAGCGGATTGTATAATCTAACAGACAAAAATGTATTTACAGGACAAAAAGGACGAACCACAGTTTGTAATTATGACAATTTTAAAGAACCGCTATTGATAGAGTTAAGAAGAGAATATGATTACATTTGTAAATACTCAAATACGCCACGAAAGATGTAGAATAATCGTTTACATTGATAATTTAGACAATAGCACCACCCCAAATAATTTAAATAAAATAGTAATTGTTTCATACACAAAATAATTACTATTTTTATTCACGCCTAATACACACTACGTTCAAATGCGTCTTTGGTGTTTTATTTTTATAATTATGAAATCAATATTTAATTAAAGACGAAAACGATATAAACACGACACGTATAATATAGTAAGTAATGAGCACACCCGTCAAACCCACCACTGCAACCCGCCCCTCCGACGCAAATGAAATGTATGTCTTGAAGAGAAGCGGGACGCGCGAAATCGTGTCGTTCGACAAGATTCTAAGACGCATAAAGACGATCGGGCAGGAGGTCGGGGTAAAGATCAACTACACGAACCTCGTCATCAAGGTCATCGACCAGCTATACGACAACATCTCAACCACGAAACTCGACGAACTCAGCGCGGAGCAGTGTGCCGTCATGGCGTCAATCCACACCGACTACAACATCCTCGCCGGAAGAATCACGATTTCCAACCACCATAAAAACACGAGCAACAAGTTCTCGGACGTCGTGAAAACCCTCTACGAAAACGCCGACAACGTCGCCAGGTTCATCCCGCTCATCTCAAAAGAACTATACGACATCGTGTGCGGAAACGCCGAGTTTATCGACGGGGTCTGCGACTACTCCCGCGACTATCTCATAGACTACTTCGGGTTCAAGACGCTAGAAAAATCGTATTTGATTAGAAAGAACAAAAAGGTGGTAGAGCGCCCCCAGCACATGTGGCTCAGGGTGGCGCTGGGGATTCACGGCACCGATTTCGACCGTGCGATAGAAACGTATAATCTTATGTCAAACAAATATTTCACCCACGCAACGCCCACCCTGTTCAACGCCGGGACGGCGCACCCTCAACTGTCGTCCTGCTACCTCCTCGCCATGGAGGAGGACAGCATAGACGGAATCTACAACACGCTCAAAGACTGCGCGACCATTTCAAAATGGGCGGGGGGCATCGGGCTTCATATACACAACGTCCGCGCCACAGGGTCGCACATCAACGGAACAAACGGGTATTCAAACGGAATCGTGCCGATGCTTCGCGTATTCAACAACACGGCGCGATACGTGGATCAGTGCGTTGTCCCCGAAACGTTTATTTACACTACCGACGGTCCCAAACACATTTGGAGTTGCTCCAAGGGCAAAACCGCCGTAATCACCAAGAACGGCGAGGCGGAGGTTATCAAAGACGTTCTGGAATACGGGTTCACGGGAGAAATGTATAAAATATTCACCGAGCACTCGATAGAACCACTAACCATTACAGGAGAACATCCCGTATATGTTCTTAGAAATTACACCGAGGATTTAAAAGATGTATCGTTCGAACCGGAGTTTGACTGGGTCGACGCCAAGGATATATGCTATACGGATATGCTCGTTCACCCCGTTCCTAAACACGCGGTCGACAACTCATCAATAACCGCCGACGACTGCTATATGTATGGAATGATGCTGTATTGCGGTAATTCTGGGTGTTTTTTCGTGAATAAGGGGAGTCAGGAGCATATTAAAAACTTCGTGGTGGATTATTTTGAGAATAATGTTATTAAGTATGACATCGACGATAAATACGACGAGGATTCGGGCGAATACTGGGAGATTCGTTGGCGAATTAACCAGATGATCCACACGCCGTTCAGGTATGCGGATTTTTTGAACGACTACGGCGACGAACACATTAATTCTCGTTGGCTGAACCTGCCCCCCGAAAAAACAAATTATATCTTGAAGGGGTACTGCGATTTCTGCGGTAAAGGGATGTCCGTAATCACTTCGTCCGCCTACGTGAACGAATCTATGAAGTATCTGTGTCTTAAAATGGGCGTGTTGCCTACTGGGTTCTGCGACGCCATAAACGGCGTTAATACCTACGTTTTGAATATACCCAAAACACCCGAAACAACAACATTATTTGATGTTGAGTATAGCATAAACGAGGACGACAGTTTAGCGTATTATAAGCACAACGGCGTTCTTGCTTCGCGCGTCACGAAGATTGAGGTGGTGGATTACGAGGGCGACGTCTACGATTTACAACTTGAAACCGAGCATAATTATCTCTTGACGAACGGACTCGTGCATAACGGCGGTGGAAAGCGAAACGGATCCTTTGCTATTTATTTAGAGCCGTGGCACTCGGATATAGAGTTGTTCTTACAGATGCGCAAGAACCACGGAGACGAGGAGTTGAAGGCGAGAGACCTGTTTTATTCGCTGTGGATGCCCGATCTCTTTATGGAGCGCGTCAAGTCCGGCGGGGTATGGACTCTAATGTGTCCCCACGAATGCCCGGGTCTGTCCGACGTGTATGGCGACGAGTTTAAACAATTGTACGAGTCCTACGAAACCGGCAATAAGGGGCGAAAGACGATGAACGCCCGTGATCTGTGGTTCCAGATTCTGGACGCCCAGATGGAGACGGGGACGCCGTATATCGTCTATAAGGACGCCGCCAACAAGAAGTCCAACCAGAAAAACGTAGGCACGATCAAGTCCAGTAATTTATGCACGGAGATTTTGGAGTACAGCGACAGCAACGAAACCGCCGTGTGTAATCTGGCGAGCATCGCTCTACCCGCATTCGTGGAAAAGGACGGCGACGCCATCACGTTCAACTACAAAAAACTCCACGACATAACGAAGGTGGTAACGTATAACCTGAACCGGGTGATCGACGTCAATTTCTACCCCACCGAAAAAACCGAGCGCAGCAACAAACGCCACCGCCCGATCGGTCTGGGCGTTCAGGGGTTGGCGGACGTGTTTATGATGATGGGGTTCCCGTTTTCCAGCAAGGAGGCTGTTAAAGCGAACAAGGACATCTTTGAAACGATATACCACGCCGCCCTCGAAGAGTCGTGCGAGATCGCTAAGCGCGACGGATCGTATAGCACGTTTGACGGTTCTCCCGCAAGTCAGGGTATTTTACAGTTCGATATGTGGGGCGTCGACCCCGGAGCGGAACGATACGACTGGCGGGGGTTGAAGGAAGAGATTAAGGCGAACGGGCTGCGCAATTCGCTGCTGTTAGCACCTATGCCTACCGCCTCCACCTCGCAGATTTTAGGCTATAACGAGTGCATCGAGCCTATAACGAGCAACATTTACAGCCGATGCACCATCGCAGGAGAGTTCATAATGGCTAATAAGTATCTGATGACCGACCTGATTAAACTGGATCTGTGGAGCGAGAAATTGAAGAACAACATTATCGCGAACGGCGGCAGCGTCCAGCACATCACCGAGATCCCCGCCGAGATCCGCGAGAAATATAAAACAGTGTGGGAGATGGGGATGGTCTCGCTGATAGACATGGCGGCGGACAGGGGGGCGTTCATCTGCCAGAGCCAGAGTTTGAACTTGTGGGTGGAAAACCCCAACTACAACAACCTGACGTCCATGCATTTTTACGGCTGGTCCAAGGGGCTGAAGACCGGCATCTACTATCTGCGCCGCAAGGGGAGACACCAAGCCCAGCAGTTCACGATAGAACCCGAAAAGAAACCCGTTGTTAGCGAGGACAAACAGGAGCCCTGCGAGATGTGCAGTTCGTAATTTCGGGGCGGAACGCACCACACCATGACACGGGTGGAGAAGAGATGGGGTGAGGGTAATTATAGATTAATATGAATAAACATTAAAGATTAAAAATACGATATAAAGATATATCGTATATTTATATACACCAGAGAAGAGACTATACACGATGAGCACGAACCTATCCGAACCCATGCTTTGCCCCGACAACTCGCGCTACGTGATGTTTCCCATTAAGGACAACACTATTTGGCAGATGTATAAAAAGCAGGTCGACTGCTTCTGGGTCGTGCAGGAGGTCGACACGTCCAAGGACGTCGAGGACTGGAACAGGCTGTCCGACGACGAACGGCATTTTATCTCCATGGTTCTCGCCTTCTTTTCGTCCAGCGACGGACTGGTTATAGAGAATCTGGCGGTTCGGTTCATGGGCGAGGTTCAGCTCGCCGAGGCGAGGGCGTTCTACGGGTTCCAGACCGCCATGGAGAACATCCACTCGGAGATGTATAGCATTCTTATCGACACGTATATCAAAGACTCGGTCGAGCGCGACCGACTGTTCCACGCAATCGAGAATTTCCCGTGCATCGCGCGGAAGGCGGACTGGTGCAAGAAGTGGATAGGCAGCACGGAGTGTTCGTTCGCGGAACGACTGGTCGCCTTCGCTGTTGTGGAAGGCGTGTTTTTCAGCAGTTCGTTCGCGTCCATCTACTGGATCAAGAAAAGGGGGCTAATGCCCGGGCTGACCTTCTCCAACGAACTCATCTCGCGCGACGAGGCTCTCCACACCGAGTTCGCCGTGCTTATGTATAGCCGTCTTAACACCAAACTCTCCCAGACCAGAATTTACGAGATTATCAAGGACGCGGTGGAGATTGAGAAGGAGTTCATCACCGACGCCATCCCCTGCCGAATGATCGGCATGAACTCCACGCTGATGATCCAGTATATAGAGTTCGTGGCGGATCGGCTGGTGGTTCAACTGGGCTACGAGAAGATATTCAACTCGGCGAACCCCTTCGACTTCATGGAACTCATCAGCATCGAGTCCAAGACGAACTTCTTCGAGAAACGCGTGTCCGAATACAGCCTCAGCGACAAAACCATCGACGACAACATCTTCGACATGAGCGCGGCGTTCTAACGCCTATACGTCTTTAACGTTCTAGTTCTTGTATAGGCGTTCCGACATTACCTTAATTGTGTATTTAGTGTATTGTATATATTGTGTCGCATACCTGTAAATTGATTTCATAATATATTTTATTTAAAGAATTAATAAAATATAGACACTACCCTACCATATACTATACTATACGCGAATGTATAAATTCCACGAATGCATCGACCTATCAAAGGTAGACATAAATACCCGTCGGTATCTGGTCTATAACTCTCACGTGGCGGCGATAGAACTCATTAGACAAACCCCGCAAATGGTGAGCGACGAAGAAACCCTAGCCGTGTTTCGCAAATACCCGATGCGGAACATAAACTGGCTGAACCTGTCGTGCTCCACCGACGAAGCCCGGTTGAGGTTACTGAAAGAACACCCGCATCACATAAACTGGAACTTGCTGACGATGAACAAATCCACGTTCGCCGTCTCGATACTGCGGGAAAACCAAGATAAAATCAGGTGGCATTACCTGTCGTCCAACCCGAACCGCAAGGCGGTCGAGTTGCTGCGGAAAAACCCCGACAAAATCAACTGGGACAGGCTGTCGAGCAACCCCTGCGGCGACGCCGTGAAACTTCTGCGCGAAAACCCAGAAAAAATCAGTTGGGTCGCGCTCTCGGGAAACGCCTCTGGAAAAGCGATAGATCTGCTGCGAAAACACCCAGAGAAAATCAACTGGGACTCCTTGTCGGACAACACCTCCAACAAAACCGTCTCGATGCTGCGGGAATACCCCGACAAAATCAACTGGAACATTCTGTCGTTCAACCCCGCAAACGGGGTAATAGAGTTTCTGCTTGAAAATCTGGATAAATTCTACATATACAACCTGCTGGACAACAACCGCAGAGTTCTATACAGCAACCGCCGATCGCTCATAACCGACATGATAAAAGCCGAGTCGCGCACCCGCTGGGATCACGCGTGGGACGGGTTTCTGTCCGCCGTGGACTCCGACGACGCTATACAACTGCTTATGGATAATATAGGCAGGGTTGACTTCGACTGGTTTGAAATATCAAAGAACGCCAACCGCACCGCCGCCGAGTTGTTGCGGCGCAACCCCGACAAAATACACAGCATAAACTTATCGCTGAACCACAGCAACGAAATGCTGGTACTGCTGAAAGACCACCCCGAAAAAATCAGTTGGCGCCACCTCTCCATAAACTCCGCGCCCGTCGCCGTGGAAATTCTGGCGGAACGCCCAGATATGATAGACTGGATAAACCTCTCCTCGAACAAGAACCCTAGGGCGATGGACATATTCCTGCGGTTCCCAGAATACGTGGACTACTCGGTCGTCTTCAAGAACCCCGCTGTATTCGTGCTGGACTACGCCGCGCTGAAACGCCGCATCGCGCACTTCAAAGAAGAACTGGTGGCGGCGGCGTCGCACCCCGCGAGGATCGGGCGGATTCTGGACTCGGGCGTGGACATAGACGACATAGACGACTACTTTTAATCGTGTATAGGGATTGTGTTTATAAAAAAAATATTATAAGTATAATATATAAAACATAAATGGCATACAAAAAAACGCAAACAAACCGTAATAAAGTTAAACGTAATAGAAAGACTAATAGAAAGACTAATAGAAAGACTAATAGAAAGACTAATAGAAAAGACACAAAAAAACGAAATACAAATAAAAATAAAAGACACAAATCGCTAAAACGCAGAATATACAACGCCGTATATTCTAACGGCGGCGGTGCTTCTATGTCTGCGATTGCTGGTCCTTCTATTTCTGCGATTGCTAATGATTGGCTTTATCCAGGAGTGCCTTTACCCAGGGTGCCGGATATAGTTTTTGGCGAAATACCGCAAGATGTTTCTACCCCAGTTGCCGGTCTAATAAATAGAGCACGACAACAGATATTAATATACAATCGGTTTATTAATAAATTAATTGATTATATTAATTCTCATAGGATTCTCAACAGAAAACTAGACCAACTAATTAACATCAGTAAAGATGTTATTAAAACCAATAATGGAAATTTTAGTGATAGCGTTATAAACGAAAATCTCAGAAAACTCCTTATAGCCGAATCCGCGGTTGACGACGCCACAGTTAAAGCCTTACCGACTGTAGAATCGATTAATGAAAGAATACCTGCGGTGTTTGACGGAAATTTTTTGTTTGATATTCCTCGCCGTCCCGACCAGTTAATATTTAATTCCACAAAAGGAGAATACCAAAATACGGTTGATTATTATAGCACCATTCGTACTATATTTTTGACATTAAGAGAAAATGTTGTTGATAAATATAGTTTTTTTAATGAAGACGGGGTTATTTTTAAAGCGTTAGGAATCGCTTTTAGCCCGTCGACGATGCAGCGGATTATTGACGCAGGCGACAATCATGAAGACGAAGACGCCGAAGAAGGTCTATCCTCAATTGAAGAAATTCTAGGCTCCAGAACCCCAAAAAGCCCCAAAGCATACCCTAATTATAGAGAGATGGACAAAATGCTGGGACTCGTAAAAGACGAAAATAATGAAATTCCCTTGGGAATTCAGAGTTGGGCGAACTTATACGAAAATAAACGGGGTGATGAAATACCTCCACCCATTGATGAAATATCCATCTCTGGGTTTGAAGAGGCGGACGGAATCGTAAGAACCGAACCAGACGGGACAACACCCCCCTAATACGAATCCACGAACACCGGATAGATTACGTTTTACGACAACATTAATAATATTGTTGTAAAAATAAATACACGAAAGAGAACGGGCGGGGTTCGATAATACACGCACGACACTTAATAATGTATGGGGTTGTGAACAGCGTATAGATTACGTTTTATGACAACTAATAATAATTGTTGTAAAAATAAATACACGAAAGAGATTCGGGGCGGGGTCTGCTAATGCCTAACCTTCGGCGGTTATATTTTCTGAAAACTTGAAGATAAAACCTCCTGCGGTTTTTCTTTTGTTATTACAGCAATTACCAATAAATTTTCTTGGTATATTTAATTCCTGTCCTGCTTCGGATTGTGAATTAAACTCTTTGATCTTGTTATTATTTAAATCAAACTGCGAAACTTTTTTGATTCTAGGGACAATTACACGGACACAATTGTTTTCTTTTGCGTTTTCGGTATTTTCTGAAAATTTAAATATAAAATTTTTAAACTTTTTTTGTTTATTTAAACAACAATTATTAATATATTTTTGTGATATATTTAATGTTCTAACCGCATCCATTTGCGTATTGAATTCCCTGATTTTATTCATATCCAAATCGTATTGTGTAATCTTCTTTATTGTAAGAGACGTCTTACCGTTATAATAAAGATACGGCAATTCTTCGGTTATATTAGAAAACTTAAATATAAAATTACCTGCCTTGTGTTGTTTATTAAGGCAACAACGGTTTATTGACCCACTTGCGATGTTCAGAGCATTTGACGCATCTGTTTGGTTATCAAATTCTTTGATTTTATTCATCAATAAATCGTATTGTATAACCTTTTTAATAGTTGGTGATATTGACGGGGTGTATTCAAGAATTTTTAATCTTTCATTTTTTTCTGAAAATTTAAATATAAAATCTCCTGCTGTCTTTTGTGTATTTCTGCAACATCTACCAATACTTTTTCTTGGTATATTTAACACATCAGAAGCCTCTTTTTGTGAATTGAATTCTTTAATCTTTTCCATAGACAGGCTATACTGTGTAATTTTTTTAGTGTTAGGGTTTAATCCCGTGTCGTGGGCGTGTTTTATATTTTCGCTGTTTGTCATCCATTCCAAGTTAGACGCTTTCGAGTTTAATTTATTTCCGTCTTTATGATTTACCGTTTCTTTATTATCTGGGTTGGGAATAAATATTTTTGCTACTAACCGGTGTAAAGAATACGCATTTTGTGAAATCATAACTCTTAAATATCCACCGTGTATAATCCCTGTTCTTATTTTTCCGTGTTTATTCTTAATACGTCCATAATCGGATATTTTATAATTATTTACATTATTATCAATAAATTCTTTGGGTATATCTTTCCATACCTCATCATTAAATAAATTTCCATTACTATCACCATCGTCATATATCCATTTATATCCGTAAGCCGTATCTCTTTTACCCGAACAAACTGTACTTATAGCCGCTAAGATTGTTCTCATATTATTTGTAATATTATTGTCGAATATGTATTTTGCGGCTAATTCTCTACTGCTATATTTTTCTATTTTTTCGTCAGTATTTTTATCAACTCGCCAAATACCAATTACCCATCGGAGTTTTGTACTCTTTAACTTATGAATACTTTGTTCTTTATGAGTCGCCCATTCCAAATTATAAACATTATTATTAATAGTATTATGATCTATATGATTTACTGTTTTTTTATTTTCTGGGTTTTCAAGAAAAGTTAATGCTAATACCCTATGATTGAACATACATTTACGATTACCTTCATCATTATATATCGATATCGTATAATATCCAGATCTATTACTCGGTTTTAATAATTTCAACGTTAGTTTATTCCTAACATTTCCAAAAGTGCTTACTTCGTATTTAGAGAATCCCTCAATCTGCTTCCACACTTCAACGTCCATTGTATTAATATAGAATTACATTTCTATATTATTTATTTACTCTATTTTTTCTTTAACGCTTTTCGCACGTATTATCTATTTACTATATTATTTTAAAAGTGATTACGTGATTACAATAAATATTAAATAATTTATTTAATTATAATATGATATAGAGATTTTACTATTAATATAGTAGTACGGCATTAAATTATGCTATACGCATTCTTCAATAATTATCGTATTATTTCTTTACGATAATTATTTTATGATTAATTAACTCTATTGTATAGAGTTTTTACATTATACTATAATGGGCTGGTGTTAAGCCAACTTTATTCCTCCAGTTAACCCCGAACCTACGGAGAAGCCCACGCCTCCTCTTGCACTGGCACCGATGCTGGGAGAGAACACGTCGAGGACGGCGAATGTTGCGGCGGCACTTAGACCGATAATAATAACTTCCTCCATATCGAGCTTCTTCTTGGGAATCGCGTAGCTTACAATTCCTATGATTAACCCTTCACAGAGATATTTGATGGCTTTCTTAACAAGTTCGCTAAAATCAAAACCGGAATTCATTTATTATATATATATTATAGGATAATAAAAAAATTTAGGATTAATTTATTAATTTATTAATTTAATAGATAAATTGATAAATCGTTAAAGTGATATAGAGTATAATGTTATAGTGTATATATAGCAAAGCGAAGCGACGAGAACAGACATGAACGACGTTGAGAACAAGACTATGAAGAACGGCAAGGTTAATCCTAAATACGTGGATTTGCTGGACGAGGATCCGTCCATTGCGGGTCAGCGTTTTTCGTGTATGTCGTTTATCTGCCCCGAGGACATTTTGAAGCGTCGCGAGCAGTATATGTTCGACGAGTTCGTTCGTCAGTGGGATATGCGTAAGTCTATGGATAAGTTTGCGGAGTTCCTAAACTTCGTTTCGTTCAAGCACAACCTGAACGTGGAGACCGTGTTTTCGGACTACAACGAGTTCGTGAAGGAGGAGGAGAAACTGATAAAGGGCGAGTCTTCTTCCACGCTGGACGACTACAAGAATTTTATGGATAAGAACGAGGAGCGGATGACGCAGGAGTTCAGCCGCAAGAACGCGTTCAAGACGAGCGTGCGCGGCATCAAGAGCCGCGGGAATTTCTCCACGCAGGAGGAGGCGGAGATGAACTGCAAGAAACTCCGCGAGAAGGACCCCAACCACGATATTTACGTGTGTGCTACAGGGGTGTGGTGCCCCCTCGACATAAATGCCTACAAGACGGGCAATGTGGAGCACTTGGAGCCCGAGCTGAACAGGTTGATGCAGGAGAAGATGAAGAACGAGGAGAAGGCGAAGCAGGATTTCGACGATCGGGTGAAGGCTGCTAAACGCAAGGCTATCGAGGACAACATCGCTAAGGCGAAGGCGTCGGGGAACAAACTGACGCAGACCATCGACGAGCAGGGCAATCTGGTGGGTGCGAACACGATAAACTACGAGGAGCGCGAGGTTGCGGACGAGGACGAGGCGAACAAGGTGTTGAAGGAGGTTAAGGAGAAGGTGGAGGAGTTGAAGAAGATCGCGGAGGAGCCCACGGAGGAGCCCACGGAGGAGGCGAAGAGCGAGGAGGCGAATAGCGAGGAGTAATTTAACGTGTTGTGTGTGTTGTGGTGTTGTATTGACTAAATATGGATAAATAAATAAAATAAGTGTATTTTTTTATAAAATTGATTGTAAATGTGTGCCGTTAGTATATTTTAACTATCTTTACAGATAATTAAAACGACAGCCCCTCACCAGTTTAATCTAACCTTATTACTACGATGATGAGCGTATTTATCCCTCACGTCTTTGACGATGTGAAGTTCGAGAAGATCGCCCACACGTTTAAGAGTCTTGAACTGGGAGTGGTGAGCAGAGTTGAGTGGATTCCCAAGACTAACAGTTTGATGGGACACCCCTACAAGAGCTGTTTCGTGTTCTTTACCGAATGGTATAACACGACGGCTTCGGTCAATCTTAGAAATAAGATTAAGGAGTTTAAGAGAAACGTTAAACTCGTTTACGACGAGCCCCACTATTGGAATCTTTGCGAGAACAATAGCGAGGTTTCCGATTATCCAGAGAACGAACACTACGATTTGGAGTTGTGTGTTCCTAACACTACCACGTTTGACGAAGTTAAGCGGTTCTTGGTCGAGCTCGACCTAGGGCAGATTAGCGGATTGACCGTGACAAGTGATAAGGAGGACTACATTACCGAATACGACAAGGACGTTTATTGTCCCGATAATTGGAAGAACGTCGTCAACGAGAAAGAATGGAGAGGCTATATGTTTCCGGGTCATATGCTCATCAAGGTGAACATTGATTACTGGTTTAGAACACTTACGGCTGTGAAATTCCAAGACGAGATGTCTAGGAACATGGAGGACGGTCTATACTTCCCAGTTAGTTTTAACACTATCTGGAACGTAAAGGTTTCTTCCACGCCTAGCAATTCCAGCGGATACAATCCGTATGTCTGGTATAACACCGACGTGGATGTGAATGTTTGCTATGACGGCAACACTAAATCCAGCGAGACGAGCGAACCCATCGATGAGATGCTATGCACCCTCGAAACCCTATACACTAAACTAAAAATTCACAAATACAGTTCTTCGTCTGAATTTAAAACCGACAAACTGTTGTATAACTACAACAAGGTGATGCTCGAGTCGTTACACGACGAGCACCCAGAGTTTAACATTAAAATGAAGATTAGAGACATCATTTACTAATCAGTTAATTATTTAGTTAGTTAATTATTAGTTAGATAGATGGATATGATGTGATTATGAGTATGAGTATATAGACTGGTCTTTACATTTAGGCAGGGTAATCCTGAATAAAAATAGCCACACGGCTATTTTTATTTTTATTTTTGTTCGTATGGTCGGTGTCGGTGTCGGTGTCGGCGGTGTGAATATAAAATTGTTTTTGGTTTTTATATAGAGAGTAGTTTATATATTTAGTATTGTTTGTTATGAACGACAATTATAAACGAACTAACCGTAGCGGTGACGGATGCGAAAATACGATGAGCGATTTTTCGAATGTATCGGACAAAGAGAGCGGGTCGGGAAGCACCACCCCGAATCGTAAAATGACGTATGTTTATTTGAACAACAACGAGTACATCAGGCGTTCTCCCGTTGTCATAAACGGGTTTTCTGTCGTCAACGGCGTGTATATGGGATCGGACACCATGCTTTCTGGCGGAATAGTTTTTCGCCCTAAACTCAACGAGTATAAAATATACTATATGAAGGTCGTGGAGTTCGACGAGACCGGCGAGGGAACGCCTATTATAGACGTCTTGCTGGATTTCGAGGTGTTGTTCGATAAGGCGAAGACCGAGTGTGAACGGTTTTACGAAACCGAAGCCAAAAACAAACGTAAGGGCGAACCTGAACCCAACCACAAATCCAGACCAGTTCTTACCAGCGACGAGAACAATTACTCGTTCTCTGGGTTGGCGAGTTATCTATACAACCTAAAAATCCCTAAACATATAGACGACGGCGACTACTACCCTATAGTTATAACCGAAAAAAAATATACGTTGTGCGTGAAACTGCGTATTTTACACAGAATGGAGGGGGAATACCAAATATCCGGCGTTTCGTATAAAAAGACGGAGCAGCCGTGAGTCGGCGGGATTTAGTTTTCCCGATATACTATATATATTGTGTATAGCGTGTTGTGTCGGTGTTCTATCCTAGACGTTAGACGGTGGGGAAGAATTTCCACCCTAGGTCGTTGCACACCTTTTTCCATATTTGGTCCTGCTCCCTCTGTTTTTCCAGATCTTTCAGTTGCGATATATAGGGCAGATACTGGGATTGTCCTAGCAGCACGCACAACTGGTATAGCGTGTATGTGTAGTTGAAGAAGTTCGTGCGGTATGGCGGACAGTGCAACGCCCACGGTTTCTGGATCTCTATAAAGAGGACGCAGAGCGTTTCGTGCAGCTCTTCGGACATAAGCGGCGGTTTTATTCCAAAAATAGAATTAATATATTGGATGTGTTCAAAATATTTATTCAGCCCGAGTTTCCGCAGGATTTCGCGCATTCTGTCGTAGGTTATGGTGGAAATGTCGGTGATCCGTTCCTTTTTAATCCTGGTCTTTATAGCGGTTATCACGGCGTCGGGGATTTGCGTGGTCTCCTTGGCTTGAAACTGGGACAGTATCTCCTTGAAGTGGTTTAGCCTAATATACGCCGTGTACGACACCTCGTTGGGCGGTTCTTTGTTGTTCGGTTTGGCGTTGTCTATTATGTGTGTTATGAACGACCCGCAGTTTATATTATTGCATATCAGTATCCCCTCTTCCTCTTGGGGGATGAGTTCGCCGTTATTACAGTTTTCGCAGATGTCCGAGCAGGTCACGAAGTCGTTCAGGTTGGATAAGTTGTTGCTAACGTTTTTCCAGTATTTCTGGTAGACGAATTTAGAGTTCACGTACTTTTTAGGCGTGTTGGGGATGTGGGCGGTCTTGGTGTGTTCCTGTTTAATTTTGAAAAACGAGTTCAGTATATTAACCTGCTGGGTGGCTACGCCGGTGGATATATTTTTTTTGTTCTCGAAATACTCGAATATATACTTCGAGTTGTCTAGCATGTAATTCTTTTTGGTGTTCTTATACATCTTAATCTGTTTTCTCAAAGACTTTATCTTATCGCACGTATCCATGTATTCGTCTATCTGGTTATTGTTTAGGAGTTTAATGCTTCCCACCAGTTTTTCTATCTCGTATTTTAAATTCGGGATCACTACGTCGTTTATTTCGCTAAACCAGTTTAGCATTTCCGTGTGTTTCTCGTCGATCGAATAAACGGCGGATGCGGTTTTACTGGTTAAGTCGTGCGGCGTGTAGGAGGAGGCGTTGTTGTTTTTATTTTTTTTCGACTGGGAGTTGTTCATTTTTTTTATATAGACTATAATTTTTAATATCTATATATATTTCTAACAAATGAAATATAGTATCTATTTTGTAGATTAAGCCAAAGACGCACAATCCATTATCAAACGATTATGTTGTTATTACGTATTACCGTATTTATTCATTTATTACGATATACTATATAGGTAAATACGATTAGGTTCGATGTCGCTAAACGTCGTCTATAAGGTAGAACTGGACGCAACCGACTCTATAAAGATAAACAAAAAGGACTTTCAGCGACTGTGCTTTATAAACAACGCCGTGAACAACGGGTGGTCGGTTAAAAAGAGAAAACAGATCTACACGTTTTCAAAAAAAATAAAGGGATGCAAAAAAGTGTTCACCGAAAACTATTTAGACGAATTCATTATCTGCAATAACAAAGAAGTTCCTATAAATTAACAAATCCAAACATTTATTCGTTTGATTATCATTTAATTAATTAATTAATTATAAAACAAACGCACCGAATAAATCGCCACGCCGCAACAATTGCTATTACGCACCCGCAGTATTATAGGAACACCGCACTTTCAATAAATATACGTATTTTATAATTAATATATTTACATTTAATTAAGATTTCCTAAATTTATTTTCTTTATCTATAATATATTCAATACAAAATGGCTGGAGGACTTATGCAACTGGTGGCGTACGGCGCCCAAGATATCTTTCTTACGGGTACTCCCGAGATCACCTTCTGGAAGGTCTCTTACCGCAGACACACCAACTTTGCCATGGAATCCATCGAGCAGACCTTCTCTGGTCAGGCTGATTTCGGCAGACGCGTAACATGCACAATCTCAAGAAACGGCGATCTCGCCTACCGCACTTACCTTCAGGTCACCCTCCCCGAGATCAACCAGGACATGGCAACGACCTCCAACTCCGACGGCGTGTTCGCCCGTTGGTTAGATTTCATCGGTGAGCAGCTTATAGCACAAGTTGAGGTAGAGATCGGCGGTCAGCGCATCGATCGCCACTACGGCGACTGGATGCACATCTGGAACCAGCTCACCATGACCTCCGAGCAGCAGCGCGGCTACTACAAGATGATCGGTCACACCACCCAGCTGACCTACATCACCGACCCCACCTTCGCCCCCATCTCTGGTCCCTGTTCCGCCGCCGGCGGTCCTTCCCAGGTGTGCGCCCCCAGAAACGCCCTCCCCGAGACCACCCTATACATCCCCCTCCAGTTCTGGTTCGCCAAGAACCCCGGACTCGCCCTGCCCCTCATCGCGCTCCAGTATCACGAGGTCAAGATCAACCTCGACCTCCGCCCCATCGGCGAGTGCCTCTGGGCTGTCAAGAGCCTCTCCCTCGCCGCCGGCACCGTGTCCGTCCCCACCGCCTACCAGCAGTCGCTCGTCGCCGCGTCCCTCTACGTTGACTATATCTTCCTCGACACCGACGAGCGTCGCAAGATGGCACAGAACCCCCACGAGTACCTCATCGAGCAGCTGCAGTTCACGGGCGACGAGTCCGTCGGCTCCTCCTCCAACAAGATCAAGCTCAACTTCAACCACCCCTGCAAGGAGATCATCTGGGTCGTCCAGCCCGACGCCAACGTCGACTACTGCTCTTCCCTCGACGCCACCGGCATCCTCTTCCGCACCCTCGGCGCCCAGCCCTTCAACTACACCGACGCCCTAGACGCCCTCCCCAACGCCGTCCACGCATTCGGCGGTCCCAACGAGGTCAAGGGCTCCGGCAACTTCATCACCTCCAACGGGCTCTTCCAGATGGCGGGCGCAACCGACATGGGCGATTCCACCACCACATATGGTACTACAGAGGCATTTTCTGGAGTCCCTACCGCAACTGGAGGTGCGAACGATTTAAATCTAGACACCGCAGTCGGCGGAAACCCCGACTACTGGGCTTCCAACGGAACCGGCAACACCCCCTTCACCACCTCCAACTCCGTCTACAACGCCAACGGCTCATACGTGTCAGACGCCGGCACATTCGTGCTCGCCGAGACCGCCGTAGACATGCACTGCTGGGGAGAAAATCCCGTTGTCACGGCCAAGCTGCAATTGAACGGGCAAGACAGGTTCAGCGAGCGTGAGGGCTCTTACTTTGATGTGGTTCAGCCTTACCAACACCACACTCGCGCGCCCGACACTGGCATCAACGTTTACTCCTTCGCCCTTCGCCCCGAGGAACACCAACCCAGCGGGACATGCAATTTCAGCAGAATTGACAACGCTGTGCTCCAGCTTGTGCTCTCATCTGGCACGGTGTCAGGCACCAGTACGGCTAAAGTGAGGGTGTACGCCGTAAACTACAATGTTTTGCGGGTGATGTCGGGCATGGCGGGAGTGGCGTATTCTTCGTAAAAAAATGGTTGTTTTTGTGTGTATTATAGAATACGACTGACACCAACCAAATTAATAAACTTGAAAACTTAAAAAAAAAATAAAAAGTGTGATGTTAGGTATGGCATCCAAATCTTTAATGTCTTAAATGTCTTTGAGGTATTATATATTTTATAAAAAATAAAATATATACGTGAAATGAAGTGAAGTGATGTAATTGTTCTTTCCTATATTTTAAATGTAAAATTGATTTTTATAATTGTATTATTGGTTATGTATTATAGTATGTCAGTTTCAAGAGTTCCGTATGAAAGGTCGTTTGCGTCAAGTGAAAGGAGTATTTATTGGAGTGATAAAAATGGAGATATAAAACCAAAAGATGTATTTAAATCGTCTCATAAAAAATTTTGGTTTGATTGTAATTCCTGTTTACATTCTTTTGAAAAACAATTAGATAGTGTAAAAAATGGAAAATGGTGTCCGTTCTGTTCTTCTAAAAAATTATGTGAAAACGATTCGTGTAAATGTTGTTTAGATAAATCTTTTATTTCTAGTGAAAAAAGTATTTATTGGAGTAAAAAAAATGGAGATATAAAACCAAAAGATGTATTTAAATCGTCTAATAAAAAATTTTGGTTTGATTGCAACAACTGCGTTCATTCTTTTGACATATCATTAAATGGTGTTCAACGCGGATTCTGGTGTAAATATTGTTGTATTTGTTCTAATATATTATGCGACGATAAAGATTGTGAATTTTGTATTAATAGGTCTTTTGCTTCTTCGGAAAAAAGTATTTATTGGAGTAATAAAAATAAAGATATAACCCCAAGAGAAATATGTAAATTATCTCATATAAAGTGTTGGTTCAACTGCGATAAATGCGATATGTCTTTTGAATCGGTAATGAGTAATGTTAATAAAGGTAGTTGGTGCCCGTATTGCGTAAATAAAACAGAAACTATTTTATACGAAAGACTGGTGTCTGTGTATCCAAATATCCAACGGCAGTTTAAGGAAGATTGGTGTAAAAAAAAAAGATTTCTACCGTTTGATTATTGTATTACCGAACATAAAATCATTATAGAATTAGACGGGCGACAGCATTTTAAACAAGTAATGAAATGGGATTCTCCTGAAAATCAATTTAAAAACGATAAGTATAAAGAAAAATGTGCGAACGATAATGGATATTCTATGATAAGAATTATACAGGAGGACGTCTTTAATAATAAGTATGATTGGTTCAAAGAATTATTCGAGGCAATCGATAATACTATTAATAATAAAAAAATTGTAAATATATATATGTGTAAAAATGGAGAATACGATAATTATCTGTAAAATAAAAATAAATAAAATATGTTAAAGAGAATAGTTGTAAAATTGATTAAATATTTTTATATGGATTAAAACACACACGGTATAGAGACGAATTGAGTAATAATACATAATGCAGACGATTGATATTGAAACCCTTTATGAAAAGGGTTATACAACGAAAACCTCCGGTAATAGTGATAGTAATTTATTATCTAACATTAAAAACGGGTTAATACACCAAATCCAAAAAAAAAATTTAGGACAAAATGACGAATCGGTAGAACAAACTGAAAGATATAATAAATCAACAAATATATTATTACAGGAAAGAATAGACTTACAAGAACGTTTAATAAACAATCAACAATACAGAATAGAAATATTATTATCCAGAATAGATTATTTGGAACAAAGCCTTTTAATTAAAGAAAAAAATAGTAGTTCTACCCATAATGATAATGACGATAATCAACAAAACCCAGAAAAAATAGATGCTATTGTTGCACCAGCGGTTCTTCAAGAGTCCGTTGAACTCACGCCTCAACCTCACCCCCCTACGCCACCGCCCCAGCCCACTCAAAAAATTACCCAGATAATAACGGGGTTTGGCACACTCAATAAATCAATTGGACCGAGACTCCAAAAGATAGACCCCGTAAATTTTCAAATTTTGAAGGTCTATGAGTATGTAGGCGAGGCGATTACGGAGTCCAACAACCAGTTAAAACGCCCCAGCGTAGATAAGGCGGTGGTGGAAGGCACGATATACAGGAATTTCAGGTGGGCGTATGTACCAAGAGAGAAAGACCCCAACGTGCTCCACGATTTATTGCCGACGAGAGAGGTGAAAGTCCAGAACACGGGGTATATAGCGAAACTCAACGCCACCAAGACGGAAATCCTGAACGTGTATTTGGATAAGAAGACCGCCTGTTTTGATAATGGATATACGAGTTCTTCTGGAATAGATATTGCAGTAAAGAACAAGACGCTTACCCGCAACCATTTCTACGCCCTGTTCCGCGAGTGCGACCCTAACCTACAAGAGACGTTCCTAACCAGATACTGCGAGGGAGATGCGGATAAACTGTTGCTGTATAAGGACGGTGTGGGGGTGTTCAGCGAGAGCGGGGCGATGGTGTGCGAGTATGCGAGTAAGTTTGACTGCATAAACGCCCGGAAACTCGGGGACAGGACTCTCGCCAAGGCGATGGAGAACAACACGCTGTATAACGGCGTGTATTATAGGAAGATCGGGAGTAAGTTGAAGATTGTGGCGTGAGCGTAGATATAGATGTGTGTGATTGTATATAGAGGTATTCCGTGAGTTAGACTATTGGTGCGATGACGAGGGACACGCTGTTTCTTGCGGTGTATTATCTTTGCGTGTTTGGCGTGTTGTATTTTTATTTTTATTGTTAGAAAAATAATAAAGGTGGAGTGTATAGTGCGTGCGGTGTATGATAAGGGTGGCACTGCTGGTGGCTGCGTATCGTGTTTATACGTATATAACCAGTTTCAAGTGGAAAAAGAAGTAGGGGTTATATATTTTACCGCAAAACCCGTATAATATATAAATAGGAGGGAGGGAGGGATAGGTAAGTTGAATGTGCGTTAATTTCTCGCATTATTCTATACAAATGAATATTGATAATAAAATCATTAAGAAGCCGAGCGTCTTTGACGTTCTGGACGGGATGATTACGGACACGATCCAGCACTCGAAGATAAAGAGTTTGATGAAGAACATAGCGACCGAGGACGCTGTGCGGGAACTGGGTCGGTCGGACGGCGACGCCTCTCGGGACGAAATTCCCCAGAAAACGGCGGAACTTGCGGATTTGGACGTTGCGGGTGCGGGTGCGGGTGCGGTTTCGCAGAAGGAGAAGGATAAGGAGAAGGAGGTGAGCGGTCTTGCGATTGCTATGATGGATATGATGGAGAAGATAGAGGGGTTGGAGCGCGAGAACAAGGCGATTTCGGATAAGTTGGCGAGAGTCGATACGGGTAGGATCACGGACATTACGCTTAACCACATACTGCAGAAGATAAGCCCCGACACGATTGAGATCGTGAGTTCGTATGGTTCTATTGAGGTGTGTATGAAGGAGAACGCCGGTCTTACGTATTCTGGTCTGAACGACGCCATTTCGACCAACAAAGTATACGGCGGGTATTATTGGCGGTGGATAAGTATAGGCGACGGTTCTGGCACCAGTTCCAGACCCGGTTCTGGCGGGGGTATAAGTCGGGGTATGTTTGTTTCGGGGGGCAGACCCGCTCTTTCGGCGTTTTCTTTCGCAAATAACGTTAGGTCGTCTCCCTCCCTTTCGTCGTATGCGAAGAAAGAGGGGGTTCGGGGTATTGGTGGTGGTGGTAATGTAAAGCGCGGGGGGAGAGCCGCCCCCGCCCCCGCCGACATTAGCGTTCTTTCCAAGAATTTTATCAAGGGCAGTTTTAGCAACGTGACCAATCCGCCGGTTTCGGCGGCACCAGTTAACTCGTCGAGGGTGTTTTCCAAATTTTTAGAGCGGGTTCCCGATAATAACGTTCGGGGGGATAGGGCGGTTGGTCGGGTGACGGACGTTATGCGGCTGAATAAGTAGCGTATGGTCGGCGACGAAGAACCAACCAACCAATCAACCAACCAAATAAATAGGAAACAATAGTATTCGTAAAAAAAGGGTTTAAACGAGAGGTCGTGGTTACAGGTATAACTAATTAATTAATTAATTTAATCCGATAATCTACTACTGAATGTCTTCCTACAATTCTTCTCGGTGCAACACCCAGAACGATTTATTGATGAAGAGTCTTTTGGATTTTTACAAGAACAAGGATTATCTGTACCGCATGATGCGTATAATAAACGGCGAGTCCAAGATTTCTTTGCGGATCGTGGATTGGTTCGTCACCAATTATTCCAAAAAGTATTATACTGTGTATAACATAAAGCCAGTCGTTTCGCCGGGGTCGACCGTTTTAGCAGAAAGTGGGTCTCCGTCTCGGTCTCCCGCCGATGAGCAGCAGAAGAGCGAGTTTGTCAGGGTTAAGGTGTATAACGACTACAAGTTGAAACTGAAGTCTTACGGAAAGAAGAACCTTGACCCGTTTTGTCGCTGGACTCGGATAAACATTCCGCTGGACGACGAGCGTGTTATTGAGACGACGATCGGGCAGTTGAATTTTTTCAAGTGGGCGATAGAGACTCGGATTATAGAGTATATAGAGGAGAACTACGCCGAGATCGAGACCGACATGAATACCCGCAACAGCACGTCCAAGCGAAAATACGACAACAACACGGTTTACGTGAACAACTCCGGAAAGACCCGAAAGAAGCGCGAGGAGTTGTCTATTTCTGCGTGTAAGTGCATTAAGAAGGAGAACGTCAACATTAAGATTTCGTTTATGTGAGTTTATGTGAGTTTTGTGAGTTTTGTTATAAGAAAGGATCACTTTGTAAAAATATTATGATAGTATATAATATTTTTAAATAAATAGATAGAAATAATAATATGGCTGACGATGCTAATGCTAATATAGCCGAAATTTTAAGAGATTCGTTTATTTTTTTAGAGCCGAAGTTGAGAGAGTACAACAAAAATTACAACGAACGAACGGGGTTCAGCTATAAGATAACGGATATATCAAAATTGTATGACTACCACGTCCGCACCGCAGGTTTGTTTAACGGCGACGACGTTGTTTCGGTTTTAGCCAAGATTCGTGGGATTATTTCTGACGGTAAAATTTCGGATTTGCCTTACTCCGAATATTACGGGTTGATTCTTGAACTGTGGCGGAACGACGGTAATGTGTTGAGATACACGGAGAGCGACGAAGCGGTGAGATACGTTATACAGAACTTAACTGACGCCGACGCTGCGGTTTCTTCTCTTCGCCGATTGTGTCTGAATATGTTTTTATTGGGGCGCGTGGTTAACAAGATTATAATGTTGTCGCTGTTGATACAGGATTTTACTAAACGTGTTACGGATGTTAGACTTAACCACGATTATTTGATGACCGGCGACGTTATTATAAAGTGCGTGAATGCGTTGGATACGGTTAAATTGTTATACGAGACGTTAGTTGTGGGTTCTGGTGCGGACGCGGACATTATGAAGAATATTGAGGATTTGTTTTTAACGGTGAATGATGTGTATAAAACAACAACAACTGGTGGGGCGGTAATGCCGTTTAATGATACTCGTGTTAATGCGGATAGTATTAAGGTGGGTCTTTTGGTTAATAAAATATTCGACAATTATAAATTTCTGTATGAGTTTAAGATCAGCGAGAAGGTTTTTTTCATAAATCTGTTTGACGTGGTGAATGAAAAGGAGGATTCCGAAACCCGAGTTTCTCGTATAGATAAAATATCTAAAAACCCGTTTGATATTGATAAAGCGGACTATTCTGGTGATGGTTTAATTTTATACGTAGATAATGAGGAAGACAACCCTGAGAAGGATGATATTGGCGGTATATTGTCGGGATTGGTTAATATAACGAGGGGTTTCTATCGGTTCACGAACGAACGTATCAAAGATAATTTAAAGGGTTATTCTGGTGCGATCGAACAGTCTCTGAAAAAGGTTGGTGATGAACTTAGACGAAATAGAGAGAAACGCGACGCTATTCGTATTTTTTTAGAAGAAAACAACGAAAAAATATCGGGGTGGTTTAAAAAAGGTCTTGGTAAAAGTTTAAAGAATTATAGGGATGAAACGAAGAGACGAGCGAAAGAAAATATGGTCGATGTGGAACCTAATCCTGATGAGAAATCCCAGAGGTCCGTCTCCAGATTTTTTGATTATACCTCCAAACTATTAACTGGTGTTTTTCAGCCTTTGGGTGTTGACAACAAATATTATGTTGATGCTCGGGGAAATGTCCGTTGGGGGTCGCCCGACCCCCTCGAAGGGGACGGGGACGGGGACGTGGACGTGGATGGTACTTCTCTGTTTCAGGAAATAACAGATTATATGAACGGCACCGACGCCGAATCCGACGACCCTAATTTTACTGGCGTAAGTCGTAATTATGTTGAATTTATGATTACCAAAGAAGGGAAAATAGAAAAGACTAAACCCGGCAGCACTACTATTTATTATGTTGTAAAGGATAACGAAGACGGTAGCGGATTTTATATTGAAAAGATAAACAAGACGGATTACGACGAGGAAAACGCACAAAAACCCGACTCCACCATCCCGTCGGCGCCTATGGAACCCGACTCCGCCATCCCGTCGGCGCCTATGGA